GCAGTCTTTCGTGACACCAATGACCGCAACATTGGCAGTGACACGTTGTGGCAAGCTGTGCTATCCCGGTTTGGATTCATGGACGGTGGCGCATTGCTTGATTTTTATCGTGGCTTCTGGTTTGTCACTGTTTGCACGATGATGCAGGTCGTGCAAGACATCACCGCTACACAGCTGGTGATGTCCATGGGGGCTTTGTCAAGAACAGCAAAGCTGCCTTTTCTGCCCCGGGGTCGGTTCGAGGATCTGTCTCGTTCGTCGGCCCCTACCGTTTTCGTACAAGTGAACTCAGCCAGTCAGTCATCGACGCACCATTCGTCAACAATGGTGACTTCGAAGTCATGACCGGCAAAGAGTACTACAAAGACGGTATAATTGATTTCGGTGAAGCAGATCGTGGTCGACAGGATCTGTTTTACCGTACTGTATATGGATGGGGAACGGCACACAACGGAAAAATGATTTCACGGTCAGACAAACACACATCCGTCGCCTTTCGGCGCCTCTCTGGCAAGAGAGAACCAGAAAAGATTGGGCTCCATGAAGAACTGAAAGAAAAACAAACGATTTTTGTCCGCAAGCATTGGGACATTTTTCGTCAGGTTTTCGAGAAGTATTATTATGATGCCTTCAATTTGTATACTAACGCCGACGACGAAGCGGAAAATCACCATGCTGATCCACACGAGAAAAGAAAAGCACGCATACACGCATGGAATGAGGCTAACGACACTGGCGAACGTTACGCCACAAAAACATGGGTTGGCCGCAGTGTCAAGCGGCGTGACCCATATGTCACCGGGAAAATGAAACCTCAAGAATTTCAGAAGCCTGAGAAAAAGACGCGCATGATCGTTGACATCGGCATTCAAGGGAGCCTCGCCGGTTTCCGTTTGGCCGAGTTTTTGAAGCAAGCGCAAACTAACGCACGCATAGAATTGAACGGAGGATTGTTCATCTTCGTGAAATCTCCAGATCCTGTTGTTATGGAGGAGGTTTTCACCTTGTTGCAACATCCCCCGGGACGTTTTGTATTTGTGTATTTCTCAGATGACTCTGTCTTTTCTTATTGGCATGAGGGGCGCGTCGTTTATTGCAACATCGACATCTCCTCTTGTGACATTTCACATACACCCGCACTCTTTGAATTATTCGAACTTCAGTTTCCAGAACGGGTCCGTTCAGATGCGCACACACTCGTTGAGCAGTGCACAACTCCTATACGGGTCCGATCTCTCGAACATTTCAAGAGATCTGTCCTCTTGCGTCCACTCATTCCAAAACTTTTCTCTGGATCCACCATTACCACACCAATCAACAATTTGGCATCTTTCACCATCGGTTACTCCTTTTCACTCTTGGATGAAATCACCCCCGAGAGTATGACTAAAGCCGCCGCCGATGCTGGTTACATTGTCACAGGATGTGAAGGCACTACACGCTTTGAAGATCTTCAATTTCTCAAGCACTCACCCGTCTGCACCAAAGATGGAGTCCGATCTGTTTTCAACGTCGGTCCTCTTCTTCGTGCAAGCGGTACTTGTAAGTTTGATCTTCCCGGACGCGGCCCTCTTGAACCACGTGCTCGTTCTTTTCAGAAAGCACTGCTCAACGGCATGTACCCTTACATCACCTGCCCCTTCCTTGCTTGTCTCAAAGCCGGAGTCGCAGATGCACAAGACTCACCAGATGCACAAAAACAAGTGGCCAAACAATTTGCCCGCAAAGTTGTACATACACGCGAGCTCGTTGTTGAACTCACAGACCAGGAATTCTTTTCACGGTATCAACCCGATGTGTCGGATTTTGCTGACCTCTATGCTTTTGCACGAAGCACATATGGAGAGTCATCCAATTTCAACATACTCGACAAGATACTTTACAAAGACTACCAAATGCACACCATTGAAATTCCTGTTGACACCTTGCCTGATACTTTCACTTGCGCGTCTTTGGCGCGTGCGTGAAACTCTCTCGCACACCAACAAAC